ACTTGCGCTGTGCGGCTGTGCTTTAAGCGTTTGCCCGTGAGTGTTAGCGTGACAATTGAGTTTAATTTGTCCTTCTACACTAGACCCATTGCCTTTTACTTCTATTATTTGTGTGGCCGGGGACACGACTAAATTTCCCGAAGCTGTGGTCGTTGTTCCACCTAAAACAGGAGAAGTTAATGTTTTGTTGGTTAGGGTCTGGGTGCCGTTGAGCGTAACATCTCCTGTGGCCGCCTCTGTTGGATTAGCGTTAAATACCGCAGCGCCTGTTCCTGCGCCATCTGTGATAATCATAACCTTAGAGCCGTTGGCAATATTAACCGAACCGCCCGAACCTTGTTTGATCGTAATGGTCTGACTGCCAGTAGTAGAGTTCTCGATCAACCACACTTTAGAAACAGTGTTAGGACCGAGCGTTACCACGCGTGTGCCCGTGAGAGAACCTGCCGAAGTAATCTTTAAATAGAACCCGCGAGTAGCGTCTGCCGTAGCATCAGGCATAGTGAAGGTTTGGTTAGCATCAGACGACATCTGTTTTGTGCCGTAGCTAAAACCATCTGTGATTAACTCAAGGTTTGTATTGGTACTGGTGCCCCAAGTGCCGTCTTCATCACCTGTGGTGATTTCTTTGAGTCTTAAATTGTTTACAAAAGTAGCCATTAGGTCTCTCCAGTACTTATACTAGTATACTGCCGTCGGCAGCAGGGATGCTTGTTGCATAAATCTTCGTATTTTGTTGTAAGTTTAGCGAGTTGCCGCAATCCGAACAAGTATCCGCACCTAATTCGGCTTTGTCTACATCGTACCCGCAGTTGCCGCATACTATTTCAATTTCGTGTTTAGGGTCTATTGCGTCGCCTACTGTCTTTGCTTCATTAATTGTTTTCATGCTGCTATGTCCGTCCATCGAGGGTCGCCGCTCGGAACTATTTGACTCCAAACCAATACGGTTCCAACCTGTCCTGTGGCCTGTACGCCTACCGCGTTAACTATGGTAGAGCTTGTTGCAGTTGTCTGGCCTAGTGCTGTAGCGCCTTGAACGCCTGTTACGTTAACTTTTTGCTCTAATAACACCGTTACAGTGCCTAAAGCTGATGTAGCTGCTACCCCCGTTACAGAGGTACTTGACTTACCTATTACCGTAACCGAGCCTAATGCAGTGGTTCCTACAACGCCTGTCGGGGAAGTTCCTGTGCCTTGTTGGACGTTGGCATTGCCTAGTGCGGTTGTGCCTACAACTCCTGTAGCACTAACGATGGCATTTGCCCCAACTGTAACTGTGCCTAAAGTGCCAGTGGCAGCGTTGCCCAGCACTCCGATATTACTAGCATCCCCACTTACCGCTACACTGCCAAGAACAGTAGTTCCTACAACTCCTGTAACACTAACGAGGGCATTTGCCCCAACTGTAACTGATCCAACCGCGCCTACAGCTTCAAGCCCTAGAGATTCGCTCCAGCCCCCTCTACCCCACGCAGCGCGACCCCAACCACCCAATCGGACGGTTGTATCAACTCCTTCACCCCAAGAGCCTGAACTCCAAGTGTCACGACCCCATCCGTCAGCCATCTACTAGGCAATCCGTATAATCGCATTGCTCGAATCCGAGGCAGGGAACACGATAGTAAAATCGCCTGCTGTAGAAGTCTTGTCGCTACCAAAATCTAAAACTGCAATCGCAGGGTTAGTACCGTTATTTTTTAAGTAAAGGAGCGCACCGCGAGCCGTAATAGTAGAAGTGCCCCAAGTAACGTTTTGAAAGTCTAAAAATGCGGTAGTGCCAGTAGATGTAGGCACTTGCGTTATCGTTAACGCGTTACCGCCCGCAGTGTATCCGGTGCCACTAACTTCATTAGTCGTAGCGTAGGCAGTAGTAGTAGCGCCTAACGTGGCTGAGTTAGTGTACAACGCACAGTAAAATGACTGTGATGTACCTGAACTAAAATCAAAGTCCCCACCAAGGATTTGAACTTTAAACGATGTAGCCATAGCTTGTGAAATAGCCATTTGTGTTTCCTCTTAAATTAACGCGGTTCTATTCTAAGTTGACCAGAGCGGTACATATCTTCCCGCATCTTTCCGTCGCCCAAGTTCTTTAACAACGCAATAGCGTCGATGTACATCTTCTGATACAAGGCTACCATATCTGGTTCACCCTTAATAAAACGTATAGCCTGAACAAGTGCCCCGTTAAGCAGAGCTGAATCAAATTCATCCCCAAGCCACGTAGTACCCGCAGTAACAATAGTCTCGGGGTAGTAGCCGTAATGTAACTCTACTTCGTACGCAGCGTCTGGCGTTGGGCCTATAATAAACGCGGTATCGTCAAAGATTCCGTAGTGTACGGGAGTGCCTGTACTTGTTGGTCCGGGGTACGCTTCACGAATAAAGTTAACGTCTTTGTTAAGCAGATACGTGTAGTTACCTTGAGCATCAATAACCGCCAGAGAGAACGTGTATAGGAAGTCCGTAGGGTAAATTAAATACTTATTGCCAATAGCTAGGTCGCCCGTCTGGTTTCGACGCAGCGCAGGAATCTGAACAGTGTTATAAATACCTTGCTCAGCCTGCTCGGTAAACATAGCAAGTTGGGCATCCGTAAACGACTGTTCGCAAATGTCTTCAATGTTTGTCTTAAGCTCGGTGTAATTCACCTGCTACTCCTTAAGCCATTGGGCCTCGGGCCATAGTGCCCTTAGTAGCTGCCCCTACACCGCGAACCTTAATACCGCTAGTCTTCATGTCTTTAGGCGGTTGGTTGCAAGTATCTACTTTGTACATTGTAGGTTCATTCGGGAACTCGATGACCTTGGGTACTTTCACGTTTGATCTAGCTTTCATTTTCATTTCTATCTCCTAGCTTGTAGTTACCGTAACTTGACCTACAGCACCTGCGGCTTCTAAATTGTCTGGTGTGAGTCCAAACGGATCAGTTAATCCTACTGGGTCCCAACCCCACTGTATGTCTCTGCTTGCCTCTAATTCTGCTGAGTCCGGCCTCGGGTCACGTATAGCTTGTGGGTCATCTACCGGAAACTCACCTAGCATAAGTTGTGGTTGATCTGGATTCCAACACTCTGGGCACGCCTTTAAGTTGGTCTTATTGCCCTTTACCACTAACTCTTTGAGTTGCCTAAGTTTATACTGAAAACCGCAGACATCACAGATCGCTAGTGCTTTTTGTCCCGAGGCGTATTTATAGCTCATAAGCCTACCTTATACTGCTTATACGGGGCACCAAGCTAAGCGTCGCTTTCTCCCTATCTTCACCCGCTGCTAATTCAAACTGACGCTCGTACTCGGCCTGTAGCATAGGAATACGGGGCATCAATTCAGGGTCTTTTTGGGCTATATAATACGCAAGCCCTGCAACGAGGCAGGGCAAGAAACGGAAGTTAACGTCGGCGGTGTTAACCCCTGTCCCAGAATCTTGTATACGGCGCATTCGCCAGTATTTAAGTACATAGTAAGGCGCGCCTACTGGCCCTTGGTCTGGTACAGGCCACACAGTAACCGAAGGGTTTGCTTGCCCACGGTCTACATAAAGCTGTATAGGGCGGCCCTGAGAGAGCTTGTTGGGTATGCTTGAGTAGGTAGAGACACTAATACGCGTGATGTTTAGATCTGACTGCGTGGTTACGTTGCCTTCTCCTGTGCGAACTACATGCTCTAGCAGGTCTATTGTATCGGCGGGCAGGTCGTATGTGGCTGTTCCTTGAATTAGGTTCTTAAACCCCTCTTCAATCGTCCACATGTTAATACCACGGTTCTGCCACTCAATAGTCAATAAATTCATAGACCTACGAGCAGTGCGCAGGTCATAACCAGAACGCATTTCTCTACCGGCACGCTCCCACGCTTCTTCCGCAATCTCGGTGAAGTCCATGTTGAATGTAGCAGTACCAGATGTCGCCATTATTTCTTCCTTTTAAGCGGGGTTACACGCTTAGGTTTTCCTGCCGGTTGCCCTAGACGCTTCTTCTGCGCTATACGGGACTTCTTTTCTGCCGCTGTCATTTCACTAGAGGTCTTAGGCGTTTTACTAGAGACCCGCTTAGAGGGCCTACAGTACGGGGTTCCCCGCTTATCGCCCTTTTTACGTCCACAAGCCTTGCCTGTCTTGACGTCTTTCCAGTCCTCTTTGAACCACCGCTTTAGGGCCTTGCCCTTCTCGGTTTTACGAACGGCCACTGGCTTTCTTCTTTCTGCACTTGGCGATAGCGCCCGAAGCATACGCAGAAGGGAAGAC